CTTGCTTGGTACTCAATCTTCGGTCTTGGTCTTATTACTGACCAGTCTGTTGTTATTGCAGAAACCAACTAATCCACAGACCTGGGTACGTCTAAAAACTGCCCACTCAACAGACACTAATTAGGAGAATATACATGGCAAGACAAGTAAAACCATCAGACGTTACTGGCCGCGCTCGTGAGAAGATGATTTCTGAAAACCAGGAAGCACTTCAGGCACGTGCATCAGAAATGTCTATGGCATCCGCTGAAGCCCAAATTAAACTTGATGAAGTTGTAGACGCTACTATTCCAAATAGAGCAACTGTGATTGAGGATTCTGTAACTGTAGTCGCTAATAAAGAAGAAGACTCAGTTGTAATCCGTGTCGTAGAAGACATCGAGAACATGACTCTAGGAGTAGGAAACTTCTATAGCTTTAAGGCTGGACAGAAGTACAAAGTGTCCAAGCACGTAGCTCAACACCTACAGGAAAAGGGCTACCTGTAGTTAGTGGCCCTGTTGTCGGACCTAATCTCTAGAACTCGTCTTGAGTTGGGTGACCAGCCAAAGGAGTTCCAGTTTGTCACAACTAGTGACGGAACTACTACTGCCTTCTATTTAAATAATAAGCCTGTAGACCCTTTCACTCTTTTAGTACGAGTCTCTCAAACATTTGTTCCAGCCCCTACTGGTTATAAGCTAGAGGTTGATACTGGAATCATTAGATTTTTAAACCCAGTTTCTGCTGGTGAAGTGCTCACCGTTAATGGCACAGCCTACCGTTACTTCTCAGATGCTGACATCACACGCTTTATTAATACAGCTATTGAACAGCATACATACGAAAGAACAGATGCCTACGGTAGTAGAGTAACTATGGCAACTCTGCCTGCTGTAGAAGAATACCCAATTGCTATCCTAGCTACTATTGAAGCCCTCTGGGTTCTAGCAACAGATGCTGCTTTTGATATTAATATCACAGCTCCAGACGGCGTGGTAATCCCACGAAGTGAACGTTACGCTCAATTGACAGGGATGATTGCACAGCGTCAAGAGCAATACCGCTCTCTATGTGCTCAGTTAAATATAGGCCTATGGCGTATTCAGGTTGGTAACCTACGTCGTTCATCTAAGCGCACTAATAAGCTTGTTCCTATCTACATGCCACAAGAGTTTGATGACGGCCGCAAGCCAGAGCGCGTGTATATACAGAACGACATGATTGGTCGACAGACCTTCCCATCCACAATCCAGGTGCAAGATTTAGTTATGAACCAGGGCGATAGCTACTCTCAAGACTTTATCCTTGGAGCCCCTGTTACTAATTTAGAGTTCTCAGCAGAGATTAGAACTTACCCAAATTCACCTACTCGGTGGGTAGCCTTCAATGTTACAATTGTGGACGTTCAGACTGGACGTATTAGAATTTCGCTACCACAACAGGACACACGCTATCTACCAGTCAGAGGTTTTTGGGACCTACAAGCCACATCATCAGTGGATAACAATTTCCAAAGAACCTTTTTAAGAGGACAGACATTCGTAACCCAGCAAGTGACAACGGTGGAGTGATATGCCAGACATTATTATAGTTCCGCCAGATAACGGTAACTGGTATCCACAGCCTACAGGTCCTACAGGTATTCTGGGTGGACCTACTGGACCTACAGGTCCGACTGGCCCTACAGGTCCTCAGGGAGATTACTCTCGCTATCTAGGTCTTTACGACACATTAGCTGACCTTCAAGCTGCAAACCCAAGCCCTGTTCCAACTAACTGGGCATTTGTTCGCGTTAATGGAAACGCCACACAGTTACGTTTGTACCGTCGCAGTAACAACGCTTGGGTATTTGATACTTTAAATATTCCTGCAGGTGCAACTGGCGCAACAGGTGCTACAGGTCGTACAGGAGCAACTGGCCCACAAGGTAACCAAGGAAACGCAGGTCCAACTGGCGCAACAGGACCTCAAGGTGTTTCTGGTTTAGCTGGTGCTACTGGTCCTGCTGGTACTCCTGGTCAAGGACTAAATCTTCTTGGAGAGTACGAAACACTTGCTGCATTACAGGCTGCACGACCAACAGGTGTGGCTGGCGAAGCTTGGTTACTTGCTAACGGCAATTTAATTATTTGGGATACCGTAACTTCCGCATGGAAGAATGTCGGTAATCTAGAAGGTCCAACAGGTCCTTCAGGAATCGCGGGCCCAACAGGTGCAACAGGTCCACGAGGAACACAAGGTTTTCAAGGTAGTCAAGGACCACAGGGAGACATTGGACCAACTGGACCAACTGGTCCAACAGGTTTTGCAGGACCACAAGGACCTACTGGTGTTCAAGGTGAACGAGGATTCTCTGGTCTTCAAGGTAACGTAGGTCCAACGAGCAAACAACAACGTCTTTATCGATGGAAATGTTACAGCCGTAAATGGCTCTCAGATAACTCTAGATGTAAACTTCTTCCAAGGCGTAGGCGGAGAAATCTTTAGCTCTTGGCAGTTTACTATTGCTGGTGAGCCAGGCTTTACAGGAGCACAAGGTCCTACAGGACCTACTGGTGCCACAGGTGCTGCCTCTGTAGTTCCAGGACCAACAGGTCCACAGGGTATATCTGGTGGTATTGACTTATCCGTTACTCGTAGCGGAAGTGCATATTTAATTAATGGTTTATCAAACCCAGCTATTACTGTAATCCGCGGTCTTCGTTATCGTATTGTTATAGATACTCCTGGTTATACATTTAGAGTACAGACCACAGCAGGCGCCTACAGTTCAGGGGCTCAATACACATCAGGATTTAGCACTAACTTTGCTGCTGGCGTAGCAAGCGGAACAGTATTCTGGGATGTACCGTTTACTGGTCCTGCAACACTTTATTTTGTAGCAGAAGAAGACTCTTCGCTTAATGGCTCGTTTACAGTAACTGCAGCAGGTCCAGTAGGAGCAACTGGTCCTACTGGTGCAACTGGTGCAGCTAGTACAGTAGTTGGACCTACTGGTCCGCAAGGTAATATCGGACCAACAGGTGCGACAGGTGCACAAGGTATTCAAGGTATCACTGGTGCTATTGGTGCTCCTGGTCCACAAGGTGCTACAGGACCTCAGGGCCCACAAGGTGTTGCTGGTGCAACAGGTCTTCCTGGTGCAGCAGGTGCCGTTGGTGCAACAGGTGCCACAGGTGCTGGCGCTATTCAAGGACCAACTGGTGCAACTGGTGTACAAGGACCACAAGGTTTACTAGGACCAACTGGTGCACAAGGCGATACTGGTCCACAAGGTATTCAAGGTGTTGTTGGCCCAATCGGTCCAACAGGTAACACTGGTCCAGTATCAACTACACCAGGTCCAACAGGACCTCAAGGTAACCTTGGACCAACTGGTCCGCAAGGTCCTCTTGGACCAACAGGTCCACAAGGACGCGGATTAAATATCCTTAATGCCTTTACTACATTTGCTGAACTACAAGCGGCTGTTCCATCTCCAGTAACTGGTGACCCATACTTAGTAGCTGGAAACTTATTTATTTGGGATGGCGACCAGTGGATTAACGCTGGTCAGGTACAGGGACCAACAGGTGCCACTGGTGTTGCAGGTCCTACAGGTGCCACTGGTATCCAAGGTCTTTCTGTAACTGGTCCAACTGGAGCCACTGGTGCAACAGGTCCTCAGCCATTTACAATCGTTGGAACTTGGCAATCAGGTATTAGTTACCAACCTAATCAAGCAGTTTTCTATGACACCCCAACACTTAAGGGTACATACGTTCGTAGAAACAACAACTCTACTCCAGGCATAACACCTGTAGATGACCCAGCAAACTGGCTAGTTGTTGTTGCTGCTGCAATTGGTAATACTGGACCAACGGGCCCTACAGGTTTACAAGGTATTCAGGGTATTCAAGGCGTAACTGGACCTACTGGTTCAACTGGTCCTACAGGAAATCAAGGTTTACTAGGTCCAACAGGCCCTACAGGCACTACACTATTGAACGTAGATGGTGGCGGCCCTGCAACTAATTATGGCGGAGTTATAACCATCAACGGAGGAGACGTGAGCGGTAACTAATGGCAATTAAATTACAATTACGTCGTGGTACGGCGTCTGAGTGGTCAACAACTAACCCCCTTCTTTCAGAAGGTGAACTAGGTCTTGAACTCGACACTGGAAAATTTAAAGTTGGTAATGGTACACAAAACTGGAATGCGCTAGTATATGCCTCAGGTATTCAAGGACCTACAGGTCCTGCGGGTGCCGCTGGTGCAGCAGGTCCATCTGGCGCTAATGGCGCCGCAGGTGCTCCTGGTCCAACAGGTGAACGTGGTCCAACAGGTATTCAAGGACCTGCTGGAGATGGTGGAGTAGGACAACTACTTCTTAACGATGCACTGTTACAAACTGGAATTTACTTCCCAGTTGGAGCAGTAACTAACTTTACGACAGTGGTACAAACCGTGATACCACCGATTACGTTGATATAGGAAGGTAAATGAATGGCTCAGTACAGCCATCTAAGTGGGAAGGCCTTTTCTTAGCTAACGGCTACCCATCATTCTTCCCTAAAGCCTCTGGCGGTAACTCTTTTGATGTTGTTTCAATTATTGGAAACGGCGTACGCCCACGTTCATTAATGACAGTAACAACCGCTCTTCCTCATGGTCTAGTCCCAGGTCAGATTGTTTCTGTACAAGAAACTCTTAACTACCTTGCAGAAGGAACTGCTCTAGTAACCTCTGCACCAACAACAACTACTTTTACTTATACAGCTCGTGGAGCAGTATCTGGCGACGTAGCCTCTGGAACGCTTACAACAGTATATGGTGGAGATATCTTTGATGGTGCTCACATCCCTGGCGGTAACTTCCCAATCGGTGGAACTAATACACTTAACCGTTGGAGAGCAACTGTAGATGGCGGAGCACCAATCTCAACTGTAACAGCTATCTTTGACCAACCACACGGCATCTATCCAGGAAACCTTATTGTAGTTTCTGGTACTAACAGCTTTGATGGTAACTGGCAGGTAACTAAGGTTCCTACTCAGACAACTCTTGAATTTGCGTTAGACCGTCAACAGTCTGCTGTATCGGTTCCTACAACAGCGCTTATCTTTGCAAAGGGTGACGGATACATTATCCAGCGTCCTTATGATGGCGGTGTTTCACTATCAACTGCTACTAACTCAATGGGCTCTACTACCATTCGTCAGACCCGTCGCTACTTCCGTTACCAGTCAGGTAAGGGAATGCAGTTCTCAACAGGTGCTACGTCCACGCTCGTAAATGGTTCGGCGCTGTTACACGCTGCGGTATGTTTGATGACCAAAACGGTTTCTACTTTGAGTATGACGGTCAGAAGATGTTCGCAGTCCGTCGTCACTCTGAAAAAGAGGGTATTGGTCGCGTAAACGTAGTAAAGAACTCTAGCTTCGTGACTGGTCTAAATACACAGTTCCGTAAGCAGCTAGTTGTTGGTCAAGCTATTGTTATTAAGGGCTCTTCTTACAAGGTTATCGCTATCAATAGCGCTACATCTCTCAATATCTCCCCAGCGTATCGCGGCGCAACAGGAAACCGTACTCGCTATCTAATTACACAAAGTGACCGATTCCCTCAAAATGAATGGAACGTTGATAAGTTTGATGGAGAAGGCCCATCTGGTTACAAGATGGACGTAGGTCGTATGCAGATGGTTTACATCGACTACACATGGTACGGTGCAGGAACTATTAGATTTGGTATGCGCGGCCCTGATGGAAAGATTTTCTTCTGCCACAGAATTCCAATGAACAACGTTAACAACAGCGCGTACCAGCGTTCAGGTAACTTACCTGCTCGTTACGAAGTTTCTAATGACCCATCTATCTTTACAAAGATGGTGGCGGGACCTTCAGGTGCCCTAGGCTCTCAGCTAGGTGCAAACGATACCGTTATGTACGTAGAAGATGGTCGTAACTTCCCACCTTCAGGATTCCTATATGTTCGTGATGCTGTTAACTGTGAAATTATGCGCTACTCAGCTATCGGTGCATTTGACCCAGTTAAGCGTGGATACCCAATTACGATTGCTCAGCGTCGCGCCTCTATTACTAACGTATATCCTGACACACCGTTTACCTTTAGTGGAACAACTACACCTGTAGCGTTTACACCAGACTCATCTATTACAGGTGTTGGTAACGATGCTCAGGTAGCAGTTCAGTCAATTACTCAGAACTGTGCACCTATCATCAGCCACTGGGGTTCTTCTGTAATCATGGATGGTCGATTCGATAACGATGAGAACTTCATCTTTACTGGTGGTATGACAAAGCTTCTTAACGTGGCAGCGGGTGTTACTCGTCCACTTCTAGCCCTTCGTCTAGCTCCATCTGTAGATAACGGTATTGCTCGTAACTTCGGTATCCGAGAATTGACTAACCGTATGCAGTTGCAGCTAAACTCTATTGGAGTTACAACAAACGGACAATTCCGTATTGATGCGATTCTTAATCCTAACCAAATCTTCTATAACAACTACGCGCCCGCAACTCTAGCGGCTACTCGTACCGCTACAGGTCCCTCAGGAAGCATCGTGCTTACTGTTACAGATGCTGCTGGTACTAACGGTATTGTTCCAGGCATGATTGTTACAGGTGGAAATATTGGTGCTGGCGCTCAGGTAGCGACTGTTACAGCTAACATCGTTACCCTATCTGTGCCACATAATGGAGCTGTATCAGGCGGTATCGTTTTCACCCCTCGTACTGGCTACATTGGTTTGCCTGATGACTGGGGACGTGACCTAGTTGGTTCTGGTTCTTTGGCTCAGATTATCTACTTTGATAATACTGGCCCAGGCGCTGGAGGTGCCCAAACTGCCTCTGGCCGTATTGCGGGCGGTGACTCCGTTGCCTCCTTCTACTCAGAAAATGGCGGTGGAGCTTCAAACTACAACGTCTCTAACTACGACCTTAGCACCACCCGAGACCTTGGTAACTCAATTATCAGCGGTGATGGAAACGTATCTAGCCCTAGCTACCCTAACGGTCCAGATATCATCGTCCTTACAGCTACTAACATCGGAACTGCGGCGGGAAATATCTCGGCTCGTATCTCATGGGTTGAGGCTCAGGCATAATGTCTATGGTTTACGATGACCCTATATTTAAAAACGATATACTTTTAATAACCTCGGAAGGTAGGTAAAACCCATGCCAGACTATACATCGCTTAGTACGCAGATTGATGCGGTTAAGTCAGAGATTACTTCTAGCCTAAACGCTAGTACGTATACTGCTCAAGACCTAATCTATGTTGCTAAGGCACTTGAAACTATGGGCACCCTTCTGGGCGTCAATGACATCGTTGCTGCAACCGCTGACCGCGTAACAGCAATCACAACCGCTGGTACAACACAGGTAACTGCTGTTAACACAGCTGGCTCTACACAGGTTTCTGCAGTCAACACTGCGGGAAATACTAAGGTCGCTGCAATCGCTGCAGAGGCTGCTAACCTAACCGTACTAGCGTATATAGGAGTACTCGACTAATGCCTACAACAGTAACACGTTTTAGAGCACTTACTGCTGGAACCACGGATGCTTCTGCGTATGCGGTTCCTGCAAGTAACACTGCAATCATCACCAATGTTGTTCTTGCTAATAAGACTGCAGCAACCCGCACCGTAACAGTAACAACTGGTGGTTTCGCGTTTTGCTCAGGTCTACAAGTGCCTGCAAATGGCACAGTAAATTTTGATGCCCGCGTAGTTTTGAACGCCACTGAGACCATTGCCGTCACTGCAGACGTTGCTTCTGCTGTAGACGTTTTGATTTCAGGCGTATTGATTTCTTAATAATAGGAAAAGGACAGGTATATAAATGGCAATCTCCTCAAGTAAAGACTTTATCGTCTTCCCGAATGACAATTCGGGTCGTTTGTTTGTTAATGAGGCCACCTTTACAGCCAGTGGTACCTGGACTGCTCCTGCAGGTGTGACCTACGCTCAAGTCGTCCTCGTTGGCGCGGGCGGCGGTGGCGGCGGCGGTTCTCAGAACGTGGCAGGCGGCGGTGGCGCTGGTGGCCAGGTAATTGTTAAGAACATTGCCGTAAACCCAGGCACAACTTACAACGTCACTATTGGTGCAGGTGGACAAGGTGGACAGGGCGCAATTAACGGCGCAACTGACGTTGTTAACACTCTTCCAGGTGGTAACGG